AAGATCCCCATCTTTCTCCCTCTTCTGGAATAAATAAACCTCTAACCATCTTCTTTATTTCAGGATCTCTAGCCGGTATCTGTTGCAAGTTAGGATTAGAGGAAGAAAAACGACCTGTAACAGTTCCTCCATCGTCTGATCTTAGTTGATGAAACTCTGTATGTATTCTTCCTTTGTGATTGTGCCTTAAAATTGTTTCAATAAAAGTGCTGTCAGCTTTATCGAACTCTCTTAATTTTACAAGTGCCTGACATACTTTATGTGGATGTGAATTTAAATATTGTTTTGTAAAAGAGGGCGATCCCAGATCTGTTTTTGGATATTTTAATTCTAAAGCATCAAACATTTTTTGAACAGAGGCACTTGCCCAGGGATCCACATCTACTCCTGATTCTTTTTTAATAAAGTTTTTAAGATCAGTTACCTTTTTCTGTAGTTGTTTTTTTACTATCTCTACTTGTTTTAAATCAACACGAACACCTCTAGTTCTCATGTCTAACATCAAAGGTATAAGACCCGTTTCTAATTCAAAGATTGACCATAGTTCTTGTTCATCTAATTCAATTTTTAAACGATCCCATAATCGTAATGTCATCAGAGCATCTTGTTCAGCATATGATCCAACAAACTTAGGTGGTAGTCTCCACAGGTCTGCTTTAGGATCTATGCCCCAGTCTTTTGCAGCAGCCCGTAACATCTTCTCATCTTTTCTCATATCAATGTATGTTCGACAAACATTGTTAAGACTATAGCTAAATCTATTCTCATCAATCAAAGGTGCTGCAATCATTGTATCAATAATCTTACCCTGTACTTCAATACCCTCGGCTCTTAGCCACCCGGCATCATAGGTGGCATTGTGCATAATCTTTTGAATATCTGGGGTCTCCATTTGTTTTTTAAACCATTTTAAAGTCATTTTAGGGTCTAGATTATGTCCGTTCTCATGTCGTATAGGAAAGTATCCTTGATAATCTCCAGCTGCAACGGCTATACCTACAATGTTTCCATCATTTCTTGTCCACCCTGGACCTAAAGATTGTATGTTTGGATCCCTAGTTTCTAAATCAACAGCTATCTTTTTATACTTTGTAAGGTCCGGATACTCATGGGGAATGTTCCAGTCAACATCTAGATAATCCATTTCCATACGTTCTAAAAAATTAATTGTACTTTTGTCATTTAAATCTTTAACCATTACTGCTCTCCACCTAAAGCACCATAGCCACAGATATCTATCCAACTATCTGTATGCTCCGGTGTTTCTATCAATCGACTTAATTTGACAGCTATCATACATTGATATACCTGGCTTACAGTGATTTGCTTGTTCAGTAAAACAGACCACATATCAGCTATTCGTTTGTGATTTTCGTATGCATCCCCGTATTCTTTTGCTCGATCTCCGTTAATCAGGAATTGACTTTTATTTAGTATTTCATCTCTATTCATATCTCATACCTATATTTTTTATCTGTTTCTAGTAGATGTAATGTTTTCTTTGCTCTGGTAATCCCTACATAAAAAGCTCTATGCTCACTATCTTGATCCTCTGAATTTATACAAGCCTGTGTAGTTCCAAGATATACAACACAATTATCATCCTCTCCTCCTTTCATGGCATGAAATGTTGATAGCTTTATTCGAGGTGGCTGAGAAATGTCTTCGCCCCTTCTTTGTAAAGATTTAATATATAACTTTTCTTGATCTCCTAATCTTGCTACATCCATCGCATCTCTTTCAATCGGTGCAACAAGACCACAGTCTTTTTTTAATTTATAATAATCTAATACTTCATCATCTTGATATGCCTCCAATAAATTTGATGATCCTCTTTTTACAACAGCAAGGTTTCCTTGCTTCGAAACACTCTTGTAAAAACTTTTTAGAATATAAACCGGTAGTCGATCTCCTTCTTGAATACGTTTCCATGTTATCATAATCTCTGCAACCTTCTGACTTACAGAGCAGTATCCTTTTAAACTGTACAGATATCCTTCTTCAATCAACTTAGACGCAAATTCTTTTACCATCTTATTTGTTCTTGCCATGATGGTCCATGAACCTTGGTCCAAGGGAATGTCAAAAAAGCTGCCATGATAATGAACCTCTCCTTCAAACGATGTTGGTTTGAATTGTTTAGGCATACGACCTCTAATCCGATTGCAAATATTTCTTGATAAATCATAAATCTTTTTCGGCATACGATAAGATTGTTCTAATATTTTAATGTCATCAGTGCAGTTCATAAATAAATTTACATCGACCCCTGTCCATTTGTGTATTGCCTGGTCATCATCTCCAGCAAAAATAACTCTATCTGCTCTTCCGGACATATGTTCGATCATGGACCATTGTAAAGGTGTAAGATCCTGTGCTTCATCTATGATCAAAAGATCTAATTGTGGAGGATCAATCGTTCTGTATTTATCAATTAAATCTGTAAAGTCATATTTATTTTGCTTTTGTTTGTAGTTTATAATCTCTTTGTTTACTTTTAACATCATATTATAATCTAGATTGTAATCATTAGCATCATTAAACTCTTGCTCTAGTGATACCCCTCTATATTTGGCTCTCATAATAAGTTGAATATACTTTGCTCCATTGTTTTCGACTACAGATGGTAGGAGATGACCATCGTCCGGAGAAACAGTATCTACATTATTAAAAATTAAACCTACTTTAGATCCAATATGAACCCAGTCTTGCTTTCCTAACATATCTTTTGTGTCTAGCCCCAATCCATGAAAGGCAATTGAGTGTAGTGTTTTAAAAAAAGGCAACTGTTTTTTGTCTAGAGAAAACTCTTTACAGGCTCTGTCTAATGCCTCTGCTACAGCCTTTCGAGTAAAAGAAACAAATCCTATCTTGTCCGGCTCAACACCACTTGATAAGGCATCTCTTACGTTCTCAATTAGGGTATGTGTCTTACCACAACCAGGAGGTCCAAAGATCAGTGTTCTCTTATTCACTTGCCTGAACTCCACGAGGTCTATTATCTAACCATTTTTGTATTTCATCTTTGTCCCAGCGAGTAGCTGCACTTGATCGGCTACTTGTTCCCATAATAATTGGCTTGGGAAAATCACCATCCTTCATGTTTGTATACACCCAACTGTGAGAGACTTGTAACCAGTCCGTCACATCAGATAACTTCAACAATGAAGTATTTTTTTTAGAAGGGTATTTCATCAGTTGTCTCCTTTTTTTCTTCTACCTCTTCAAAAGAAGGAACCCACCAAACTCTAATTTGTAAGCTCTTTCCGTCTGAATTTCTAACTCTGTATCTTCCATAACAATCTTTTCCATCGTTCATAGATTTTATCTGCTCTTGAACCTGAGCCCTAGAGTAAGAAGTAAACCCACGATTTTTTAAGAATGTCATAACTCCGTTAATCGTAAACCTTGTTAGTCCGTCCTCGGTCCAAGGTTTACCCATCTCCATTTCTTCTGGAGCCATTGCTCTTATTCTACTTGTGCAATATGTTTTAATTAATTCTTTAAACTGTCCTGTAATTGTCAACTCTTCTGGCACCTCAATGAAGGTAGCTTTCTTCATAAGTTCATTAACAAGAACTTGCCACTTCTGAGGTTTAATTGTAGGAGGCATCATTTGTATTTGTTCCATACAAGCTCTTTGCCAAAGGGTTTGGTTTTGAAGTTGCTCTGTAAATAGTTGAACTCTTCTACCATCTATGTCCATGAAATACAAACGGGGCTCAGATAACATAATTGTTAGTCCCCCTAAGAATGGTGTATCAGGTGCATTACTCCCAACACCAAAAGGTCTTGATTTACAAATGGCTTTATCACAATGATTTTTTAACGGGCAAACGTCACATTGATAAAAGTATTCTTTCTTTTGTAAAGACTCTTGAATAGCAACAATTTCTTTTGCCCCTAGTGCTGGGGTACATAACAACCGATTATATTCTTCATGATGCTTTTTCCAGTCATCTGGATATTTGTATCTACAGTAAACTCCAACGGCAAACATAAATATGTTTCTATTTTCTTTCACTGTGCCCAAAGAAGAGATTACCTCTAAACAATAAGGACCATCCAAAAAGAACTTTCTTTCTCCAGCAAACTGAATCTCATTTAATTCAGATACTGAAACTCTTTTCTTTTGAATTGCTTTTATAAACTCTGCTAACGTCATAGCTTCGTTCTTTGTGTTAAAACAATAACGGGTTGTAAGTTCAGCATGATAGTAAGGAATGTTTATAGAACTACCAACATCTCCTCTTTCAGCTAAAATCTTATCTTGTTTTGGAAAGATTTCACAACCACTATGTCCCAGTGCAATAGACATCTCTATTAAATATTCTCTTACTAAACTAGCTGGTTCCCAATCTTTTAAAAATAAAAAGAGATGGGCACCTCCTGATTTTGAACGACACAGAAGTAAAGGTAGCTTTAGTTTCTTTATTTTTTTATTTAAGGCTACCAAATCTAAATCATAAGTATCAATATCCAAGGCACCAAAGCGACACTTGTTATCCTGTGTTATCGGTATCGCTGAATAGTTTTCCTTCCCACCAATGTGAGCTTCTAACTTATCCGTTGTTAAAGGTTCTCTAATAATAGAATACTTAGCTTCTGTTTTTCCATTTCTCCTGACATCACCTATGATCGATCTACCATGTGCTGCACTAGATCCTTGGAAAGCATTCAACAACTCCTCTGCCTCATGCATAGCTTTCTCCTAAAAAAAAGGAGGGAGATAAACTCCCTCACAAATTAAAATGGGATCTTAGTTTCTTCACCTTGGGGCTCGTCACTTTTTTGCTCCGGTGCTTGTACTTTTATTTCACCTGCTTTACTTGCAGAGAATAAAGACATCGCTTGATTAAACAAATCCTTATCTTCAACTATCTTTTTAAACATGACAGAATAATTAAAGTAAGAATATTGGTCTGCATTTGTTTCTTCAACTGTTTTAATAGTCCATATGTTGGTAAAAATAGGACACTTTATTATTTTTCCCGTCTTTGGGTTCTTTACAGTTTGTAAATTAAGCTGTGTCTTCCAACGTCTTGATATTTTAAGTTGTGTGGCTTTCATATCAAGAATAGCCGGGGTCCAAGAACCATCGCTTGATTTTACCAGGACAACATAGTTATCTGCCTTAACCACTTGATGTCCATTTGGCAATGTTTCTGTAGCCCCTTCTCTTTCAGTTTGTTGAAGAACAGGATCTTTAGGATCTATCTCACCAATAAATCCACCTCCTTCAGTTCTTTTTATCCATTCCGTATACGTTGTTTTAACGTGACAGGGTATAACCTCAAGACTATCAGACCAATATTCTTTTGTAAGATTATTGAATATATCTCCTTGTCCTAAACCCTCAATAAACTTAGCATGAGATTTTTTCACTTCATCATTCGAAGACTGAGCAATACGAATGTATGGCATTTGCATTTCATCACTTGTAAACTCACAACCTAAACCCTCGTTAGCTTCAATCTCATTTAATAAATCAACTGGTAAGTTACCATTTGTTTTCTTTACATCAGTACCCATGATTATGTTCTCCCTATTTTTGCTACGTTCTGAATAAATGCACCAAACGTATCCAGATCAATTGGTATGTTTTTTTCTAAGCAATCTTTAACAAACTTCTTTAGTGTTGCCGGATGAATATTATTCTTTCGAATAGGATCAAGTCCCTTTGACTTTAACTCTTCTGTAATATTACCGGCAATATTATCTTCACCTCTTGTAAAGGATAAGATTACTTCGTTCTTTATAATATCATCGTAGTTGTTTTCACGAAGCCATTCATAAGCATCTTCCCTTTTATCTACAGGAATAGACGCATGAACAACAACATTGCTTGATACTTTTACACCATCGTCCGTTTTAAATTCTTTAACACCCATTTCATCCATGAGCTGTGGTATTTGCTCCGTGGACAGTTTGTGTTTAGCTTTCTTTAATTGTGAAACAAGTTCTTCAGCTTCCGTTAATCTAGCTTCAGTATCTCGCAAACTTTTTACTAGTGAACTTAAATCTTTAGATGTGTTAACATTTATATCTTTTAATGATTCTGATTCATCAAAGATCTCATCGAATATATTTTGTTGTGTCATGTAAGTTTCTCCTTCTTCAAGTTTGACAAATATTAATATTGTGATTATAGTATATTAATATATATTAATGCATAATAATAAATGAGAATCAAATGTCAACATATAAATTTAAAACTAAACCATTTAGACACCAAGTTGAAGCACTTAAAAAAGCAAAAGACCTTCCAGGTTTTGGTTTTTTTATGGAGATGGGAACAGGAAAAAGTAAAGTTTTACTAGACAATATTGGAATTCTTTTTTGTGAACAAAAATTAAACTTCGCTATTATTATTGCACCCAAAGGAGTGTACAGAACATGGGTTGAAAACGAAATACCAAGGCACCTTCCTGACTATATTCCAAGGCGAATCATCCGGTGGTCAGCTAACCCAACCAAAAAACAACTTGAAGAAATAAATTCTGTTAAAGATTTTTTCTCAGGCTTAACTTTATTTGTCATGAACGTAGAAAGTTTCTCAACATTAAAAGGAAAAAAGGTTGGTGAGTATTTAGCCAGAACTTTTGGACAAAGGGGCATGATTGCAATCGATGAGTCAACTTCTATTAAAAATCACAAAGCAAAAAGAACAAAGACACTTCTTAACATTGCTCGTAGTTTTTGGTTTAAACGAATATTGACCGGGTCACCTGTTACTAATTCACCACTGGATCTTTATTCACAAATAACTTTTTTAGGTACAAGGTTATTACCCTTTAACAATTTTTATAGCTTTCAAGCATACTTTTCAGTTCTTCAAAAAAGAAACACAAGTACACACTCATTTACTCAAATTTTGGGATATAAAAACATTAATGAACTCACAGATATGATTGAACCTTTTACATTTAGAGTTCTCAAGAAAGATTGTTTAGATTTACCACCGAAAAATTACACTGTTAGATATGTAAATCTTACATCAACTCAAGTTGATTATTATAATAAAATTAAAAACGATGCCATCTTACTTTTAAATGATGACATGGTATCTGTGCAATCCGTAATTACTCAAATGCTTAGACTACAACAAATTATTTCTGGTCACTTAAAAACTGATGACGGAGACATAATCACATTTGAATCCAATAAACTCAATGAATTACTTCAGATTTTAGAAGAGCATGATGGTAAAGTAATTATTTGGTCTAGATTTAGGCACGATATTAAAGAGATTACCAACCAACTGTCTAAAACGTATGGTGCTGGATCCGTTGCAGCTTACTATGGGGATACTTCAGAGGAGGAACGTGTAAAAATAATGCAGACTTTTGAAGATCCAAACTCAGAATTAAAATATTTTGTAGGCAATCCCTCCACTGGAGGATATGGATTAACATTAAACCAAGCTGATTTAACAATTTATTATTCAAATAATTTTAATCTAGCTGAACGTCTTCAATCAGAAGATAGAAACCATCGTATGAATCAAAATAAAAAAGTAACTTATATTGATTTGGTTTGTAATGATACGATTGATGAAAAAATAGTTGAAACTCTCAGAAAAAAGATTAACATCTCAGCAAAAGTCTTGAATGAGGAAGCGAGAGAATGGTTAACGATCACTCCAAAAAAGACAAATCGCTAGAAGAATTAATCGAGATAACCAGTGAATATAAACGTGGTCTGTGGAACTTGAACAATGCTTGTAAAGAAATTGAAAGAGTAAGTGGCTTAGAAAAAAATGTCTGTCAAGCATGGTTAAAAGGTATGAAAAGATATAACGTCACTCAAATAAGAGGTTACTCTAAAGAACCTGAACGACTTCGAAAAGGTAAAGAAGGAACGATCTATGAACCAAAAAAATAAAAAAATAGGTGCAAGATAAACTTGCACCCAGTTTCTTTCGAGGTTTGAACATATAACTATTATCTTATTTGTTAGCTTTATCTGTCAACTCTTTTAATTTTTTTTCTAAATAGTTTAGTTGTTCATCAATAGTTAATCTGTTTCCATCAAAAGATGTTTTAAATTTTTCTTCAAATGCATCTTCTTTTTTATTTGCTTCTTCCATGTTTTTTCTCCCTAAAATTTTATTTCATTGCCCCATACATCCCAGCCATTCGTTTTTTGTCTAGCAAACAATTCTATTCTTGGGACATCTCCACATAGCTCTACTATTCTGTCCCTAACACAATCTGGCTTTCTAGAATGCTCACGTTTTGGTTCAAAAACGATCTGCCTAACCGATTTAGATACTCTTTTAGGATGACCTTTTGTTCCAAGTAAACACAACTCTGAATTAGACCTTGTCCAATAACCTAGACCCATGAACGTATCCTTTTCTGAGTTTTTAGGTAGAGTTAAATAGCCATAGTCATGAAAAGATTTATTAACTTTTATCCAGTTAAAGGCACAAGTCTTATAGTTAAATCCCCAGGCTTCCATACAGGTCAACCCATGTATTAATTTGGGAAATGTAACCCAAAGGAATAAACAACTATCAGAGTCAGATATAGAGTCCACAGGTAAATTATAAATATCATCGTCATCCATAGTAACATAATGATTGTCAGCAGATTTTTTCTCCTTACCCTTTTGGCTGAACGTCTTGAAAGACCACGGGGGATCAGCGAGAAGCACCTCATACCTTTTGTTTTTTGGAAAGTTTAAGACGTCCATATTCTTCCTCCACCATTTTTCTAAGTTGTGCCGACATTTTTCTGTTTTCTTTCTCACAGATTTCTTTCAAAAGTGTCTTTGTTTTTTGTTCCACCCCTATAGGCACAAATTCTTTTTTACCTTGGTTCATTGTCGGTCTTCCAAGCTTATT